GTCGCTTACTGTGGTAAAATACTTGGTTACCTCGTTGGCGTATGATATAGACTGTCCGTTATCGCTAATACTTGTAACAACTTGGTCGACAGCTGTATTGTCCTCGCTTGATATTTCCATATCTTTAAGACATTTCTTTAAACCAGTATTAACTATATTAGCTAAAATACGCTCTAGCTTAGTAGGTATAGTGTCGCTGTTTAAATAAAGTTGTACTCTATCTATTACCTCCCCAATAACAAAATCAAGTAAACCCTTGTTATCTTTTTCTATTGCGTCGGTATTTTTATTTATGATTTTTAAGTATTCTTTTATTTTAGCGATTATCTCGTCCATATTAACACCTCCTTTAGTAGTAGACCGTTATAACTAATTATTTTTAGCACTTATTAATTCTAAAAGTTCAGCTTTTGTAACTTTTTTATCATATTCGATACCAAGTTCTTTAGCTTGAGCTTTTAATTCATTTAAAGTAGGCTCTTTATCAGCCTTGTTTTCTTCTACTAATTTGTATAAATCAGTATATTTTTCATATTGAGGTATTAGTTTTTCGTTTGTAACGTGTTCTAATACTCCAGTTTTTAAATTTTTAAATGTTTTCATAAGTTCCACCTTTTCCTTTTCTATTTTCTAATTTTATAATTTGCGTTATTTTCGACTAATTAAATAGTATCAACGTATTTAATTAAGTCAGGCATAACAGCTTTTGTACCTTTTGAGAAAAATAACTCTAAACCATAGTTATTTGATAGTGGTATTTTTTCAACGTCATACTCGTCAGTAGTTACTAATTGACCCACAGCTCCGTCTATCATACAAATAGCGTCTTTTGTTTGTCTGTGGTTACTAAATATTCTTACTTTGTGGAAAATTTCGTCATTTAGACCGTTAATTGAGTTTGGTACACTATCGATATAGTTAGCTAAAGCACCATATACTCTTGGAGTAACAGTTACAACTAACATATCTCTATCAACTCCGTCAACAAAGTCGTTTACAGTAGTTTCTACGCTTTGGATAAGAGCCTCTAATTTTTCAGCTAACGCTGTAATTTCAGCTGGGATAGTTAAAGCTGTACCTTCTTCCTCAGCTTTAGCAAAGAATTGAGTATCTAAGTAAGCTATCATACGTTTAATATGGTTAGCTTTTCTCTTTTCAGCAATACCAGTAACTCCGTGTAATTTTAAGTCTTTTTTATTAAATTCTTCCACAATTTCTTTATCAGTATCTACGTTGATAGTAACTTTACCTTTATTAGATAATTTATCCCCAGCACCATTAGTACGAGCTGTACCTTGGTCGTTTACAGTAGCATTTGAAAATCTTGAGATTTCAACACTACCAGTACTTGGGTCTCCACTATAATTTTTATTTTTGATTTGTTCGCTTATAGCTCCTTTTTGGATAGCTTCAATAACCTCTCCGTAAGTTTCAGCTAATTGGTCTTTTTCTTCGTCGCTTATATAAATATCGACAGCATTTTGTCTTGCCATATATACATCACTCTCCTATTTCTTATTTATTTTTGGCATTAAAAAGCCGACGCAACTTTTTTAGTCTTGTCGGTATCGTTATTTGAATTAGAAAAGTCCGTTGGTGGAGTGCCTTTTAATTTATCAGTTACTCCAGTCTCTACCGACTTATTGTATGTTTTTGCTAGTTTTTCAATATTATCCTTTGTCTTGTTTTCGTCTAAATCTACAACAAAGTCCACTAAGTCAATAGGGATATTTTTAGCTTTAAGCATTTCTTGAGCGGTTAATCTTCTCTCACGTAGAGTAATATTATCCTCACGTGCTTTAAGTTCAGCCTCTCTCTTACTTTTAGCCTCCTTTTCTCTTTCCTCCTCAGTTAATTTAGCATTTCTTTCATACTCAGCGATAGCACTAGCGACAGCGTCTTTGATAGCTTGGTCGTTTTTTGCTTTTTCCTCGCCTCTTATTTTTCCAGCTAAATTATCCATATCAGCTTGAGTAAAGGTTTTGCCAGCGTTCTTGTCCTCGTTTGTAGGTACGTTCGCTGTATTTGTACCTTGAGTAATAACATTGTTATCTTTTTCCATAACCTTTGATAACTCCTTTCTCCGTTTTACGCCCGTCGGCTATTTTTTATAGGACGGATATTTTAAAAAATTCGTCCTATGGATATAAAAATAAGACGCTATAAATAACGTCTTAGATTTATCACTATTAAGATGTAACCTCTAAACCTCATATCGGTTACGTGTCTCGCCCCAGTTCTACAATTATATTATTAACGTTTTTAGCACTACATTAGCAACATCTATACTAGAATAAAAAGGGGGTTTAAATAAAGAAAAGACCAACTGGCGAGATTTCCAACAAAAAAGACGCTCTTAAGCGTCCTAGTCCCACATATCAGCGGGGTAATTTTCTAAAATATCGTAAAAATTAGGTATATCCTTAATAGATTTACCGTTTTTTAACTCAGTTAATATTTTTATCTTTTCGTCCAGCATTTTATCGCTGTCTACGTCCAAAAACTCCAACATTGGCTCGTATATTTGAGATAATAACTATAAAATTTGTATTTTTTTATCCTCATTACTCATAATATATACCTCCTATAACATACTATCCATTAAAGCCTCTAGCTCTTTTACTAGATTTGGCTTATCAGCTTTTAATAATTTTATAAGGTCGGGTCTTGTCATACTTAAAGCTCCATAATTAGCTACAATTTCTCTAACTTGGCTGTCTACACCACCACGTCTAAAGTATTTACGACCGTGTCCGTATTTTACGGTATTATTATCTCTAAAATATCCAGCACTTAAACTATCGTAAATATCTTGTAGATTATTTATACCGCCACCCATTAGGTTACGCTCCTCATAATCTATCATAGATTTTATCTTACTACGTGCTTTACTCCAAGCACTCGTATAACTACGATAACTCTTGTATTTGCCCTCGTCCCATTTTTTATTTATTTCCTCAAATAAATAATGGTTATCTTTTGATATTTTAGTCGCTATTTCTTTACATTTAGCGTTATAGTCCTCAAACAATTTAGTAATATCACTACTCATTTTATTATCGTCATTATATACTACTTTTTTAAGATTTTCACTTAAATTACTTAAAAAGTTCCCACTACCACCTTTATTATAGTCAATAGCGTGCCAATTTTCGTGTAACATAGTTTGGATACTACCGATAGGGTTGTCTTTATTACTTAATTTAGGAGCCTCTATTGTATTGTGGTAACGTTCTCTTTTAAACGTACCTTTACCGTCCTTATAGTCTATATAAGTGTTTTTACCTACATTACCCTTAGCAAGTCCTAAATCTTTTATACTATTACTAAATACTTTACTAGCTTTACTATTTGAGTTACCGTTTTCGTTAAGCCAGTTAGTAAGTAATTGACCCTCTTTATCAATATTTCCCTCATAATCTTTAAACCAAGCTGGTAAATTATCGGTTTTAAGCCATTTTTTAACAGTTTTTGTCGTTTTATTGTTGTTTTTTACTGGTTTATCCACAGTTTTTACAGTTTCGTTGTTATTTTGATACTGTTTTATCCAGTCTTTGTATGAGATATTGTCTATTATCTCATTTTTACCAGTTATAGGGTTTCTAGCTCTACGTTTTAGTAGCTTTTCAGCCTCCTCGCCGACGTATCCACGTGTTTTACTACGACAATTAGGGTGTAGAGGTGGAAAATTAACACCTACCTCTTTATCTTTGTAATTATACACCTTATTATCGTGGCTTTGGCACATTTCACTCGTACGACTATCTAAAGTAGCAACAAAAACGTACTTATTGATACCCATTTCCTCGTACGCCATAGCGTCAGCCTCATTATTAAAGTGGTTTGTCTCAGTTCTTACAAGACGCTCAGCATAATATTTACTAACATTAAATCTATCTTTGATTTGTTTAGTAGTTTTTTCTATACTTTGACCGCTTAATAAAGCCCCGCCTAGTATTTGGCTTAAACTATCAGCCAATATATCGGTATTACCCCATATACGTTGCCTATAATTTAAACCGCTCCATTTTTCATTTAATAGAGCGGTTGTTAAATTTTTATCTATTTTATTAAAGCTAAAATCATAACCAGTACCCATTTGTGTATCATAAATAGCCTTATAATAGCTATCGTTTATTACACCTTTGTAGCACATTGTTTGCTCTAGCTCCTCTTTAGGATATATCAGCTTAGCTTTACCGTATATTTGAGCTTGTATTTGCTCCAGTCTTGAGATACGAGACTTATAATTATCTTTAACATACTTATCTAAGCCTTGACGTTTTAAAGTTTTCCATACTTTATCAGTTTCCTTTTTTGTAAGTAACTCTTTTAACTTTTGCACGTCTAAGCCAGTATCTTTAGCATAATTTTTATACACTCTCGCTATTTCTTTATCAATATCTCGGTAGGCTTGCTCGTATATCCTTTTAATACGTTCGATATAAACCTCGCTTGTTTTCTCAGCCTCACTCAAACGTTTAATAGCCCTTTTATCCCAATAGCTAGGAGATTTAACCATAGTTTACACCTCCTAGCTATTTAAAGTATCGTCCACAGTATCTTTATTATCTTTACCGTCGTCGCCCATATTCTCTTGAGCCTCATTATTAGCGTCTCCTATTTGGTTATTTTCAAAAGCTAAATCGTATGGGCTTTTTGGTTTAGCCTCGTCCTCTTTTTTCTTAGCCTCCACTATCTCGCTAGCGTCTTTAACAAAAGATAATTGAGATATTAAAGTCTCAGCGTCAACAAAATCAGCTAAGTTATTTATCATTTGGCTAATTTCAAAGTCATTACTTGGTAAATTACGCTTAAATACAGCGTCTACCTCCTCAATAGGTACCTCGCTCATTTGAGACTTAGTTAATAAAAAGTTATTATATAGTTTAAAACGTTCCATTAAGCCTTTTTCCATATAACGCTCTTTATTTTTGATATTTTGTTCGAACGCTAACAACTTATATCTAATAGCTACACCGCTACTATTACCGACAAAGTTTTCGTCGCTCATATTAGGTACCATACTTATTTTGTGTATATCGTTCTCAAGGTTTTGTCTTAATATATCAACATCTCCCTCTTGTAACGTCTTAATTAAATACTCGACCTTGCCGTCCGCTGGTAAACTAGCCAACATACGACTTGTACGTAGTTGGTCGGCTTGCTCGTCAGTAAAGTCCATACCATACATACACAAAATAGCGTCTACTAATTGCTCTTTATCATTAACTCTATCGCTTTGTAATAAGTTATAAGCGTCAATTAAACTAATAACTGGCTCATAATCTCCTAAAAATTCGGGGTTATTCTTATAAAGTATTAGTGGTACATCTCCAAAAGCGTGAGGCTCACTTTTTCCTACTTGTTGTAAGCTCTTGCTATATGATTTATATGTACGTTTTTCTTTTTTATCAACGTAAATAATCTCCCAATAATCAAACTTTTTACCTTTATAAATAGGTCTATATATTAACCCAAAAAGTTTGTTATGTTCTACGGTATCGTCATATACTATAATAGCGTTTTTATTATCTACCTCGCAACTACGAGGCTCAGCGTCCTCATTAGCATACACATACTCGTATTGTAAACCAAAAATAGACACATCTTTAGCAATTTCACTATCTAAGTCATTGATAGTTTGCTTTTTGTATGCGTCTAAAATAGGCTCTATATCATATAAATACGCTCCGTTTTCGTCTTTACCAACTTGATAATCTACTGGGTTACCAAGTAAATACCCAACGTTAGTATCAGTAATATACTTAGCGTGATTTACCATTACTTTATTATTACTAAGTCTATCTTCTTTATTACGTTTAGTAATATCGTGTTTACCCAAGTAATAATTTTCTAACATTTTAAATCTTTTTTTACCTTTTTCGTTATAAGCTATAACATCATTAAGTATAATATTTGTTATTTGCTTTTTTTCTACTATATCCTTTGGTAACGTATACATCTCAACACCTCCTTTTTTCTATAAGCCTACTGGTTTAACATAAACCTTAGGCGTCTTTGTTCCTTTGATGTATTTATTTAGACCATATCTAATAGCGTCTATTGTATGGTTAAAGGTATCAACTGGCTCATTGATATACTCTCCAGTTTTCTTGTCCTTTTTCCACGTATAATTTTCTAACTCCTCGATAACTTTATAACAACGCTCGTCTACAATAAGCTCGTATTGTTGTATCCATTGGATACCGTGAATAATAGAGCCTTTACCTTTTTCGGTTGGCTCTATATTAACGCCTTTATCTTTTATCTCGTCAATACTCTTACGCTCAGCACAGTCCCCATAAGACTTATCTTTGTGTAGTCCTAAGTCAAACATTGTCTCAGCTATCTCGTCATTTTTCATACCTTTACGTACATACTCTCCAGTAACGTATATTTTCTTTTTAGATGTATCGATATAACCCCAAACTAACGCCGACGGGTCATTGATATACCCAAAGTCTAGTCCTATCCAACGATTTAGACCTTTTATATCGTTCTCACTAATTATTTTAGTAGTGTATGTACCAAAAACTAACTTATCTAAAGTAGCAAACTCGCCCAACGTATAAATACGATAATAGGCTGGGTTACGATATTGTAACCTCTCAAGCTCGTCGGTATATTCTTTAGATAAAAACTTATTATCTTTATATGTGGTTTTGATTATTTTTACATTTAAAGGTATATTACCAGTAAAAAAGTATGTATATACCCAGTTTTTCTTTGAGATAGGGTTAAACATAAGATATATTTGTGGAAAATCAACTAAAGCTCTTAGACGTAAGTTTAACTGTGTAAACTCGTCCTCAGTAAGCTCAGTAGCCTCCTCAACAACTATATCCGTGATACCGTCAATAGACTTAATCTTTTCCTCGTCGTCTAAACCTTTAAATATAAAAATAGAGC